TCACCCTGAACATTATAATCAAGGTATTGAAGCTATCGAATATATTAATTCGTGGAATATGGGATTTAATGAGGGTAATATTGTCAAATATATTACCCGCTACCAATTCAAAGAAGGACTTGAAGACTTAAAAAAGGCTCAATGGTATCTCGATAATCTCATAAGTCAAATAGAAACTTCAAAAAAGTCAAAGCAACTTTACAAAAAGAATAGCCCGAAAAAGTCAAAACAACTTCTTTTAGAAATGGAGAAGTTACCTACCCTAAAAAAGTCAAAGCAATGAAAGAAGATTATACAGAACAAGCATCTTATAAATTATGGATGGCATGCTTATCAGCATCTACCATCATAATGTTATGGAACTCATTACCTTCAGCAGAAGGATATTTATTTTTTACTAGTTTTTCTGCAATGCTATATTTAACCTATAAAGATATAAAAAAACGTGATGAGTAAAAAAGTCAAAGGGAAAGTTTCTAGCTCTAAAAAAGTCAAAGATAATATTCAAGTTGTTACAAATGAAATTCATCTTTTGATTTATCAAGTTTCTGAAACAGAAGAAAATATATTATCAGCTTACAATTATAAAGAAGATATTATATTTTTAATAAACGAGTTTGTAAAAAGTCAAAACTTAAGAGAGAAATACAACATTGAAAATGTTGAAAATCTAAAAATGATTTCAATTCCTTTAGAAAATAAATTTGGAATGGAAATACCAAGTTCCTTAATTAGAAAACAAGAATTAGATAAACTACTTTCTGATTTAGATAAATCAATTTCCGAAATGGAACAATCTCAACCTGAGAAAATCAATTAACATAATTATGAATGATAACATTAAATCTTATTTAACGGAAGCCTATGAAGGGTATTCCAAAAGCTTAACTCAAGTAGATGAGTTTCTTGCACAACAAGAGACACAATTAACTGAAGCAAAAGAACATCGGGAAACAATGGTTTCTAAAATCGAAGAACTCAAGGAAATGCTTGGAATTGACGATACAGTAGAAGTCGTAACCGAAGAACCAGAAGTCGCACCTGTGTAACTTCTAAGTTCGAATTATAAATTAGGGATATAGCTTTATGCTGTATCCCTTTTTTTATAACAATACCACAAACCAAAATCCGCCGAAAAAATGAGTGGAAAGTTGTAATTCTGAATCAAGTTTACGACAACCCAAAAGTGGCGTGGCAATATATTATAGTCTTATACCGACAAGTAATAAATCGCTCTAAAGGGCGAACTTTTAAGAACTTAGGAAAAGTAGATTAAAATGGGGCGGAAAGGGGCGTATTAGAAATATAAATATCGGCTAATAAAACTTTTACAATTCCGCCCTTTTACCTATAATATAATGTAGGGAATAATGCTAGTAAAATAATTTACTAAATCAAACCGAAGTGTGTTTTGAGGTATCTTTTACTGAATAATTTCTCATAAAATAAAAGCATTATTCCTTACATTTTTTAACAATTTTTTTAACAATCAAATAATAATAACAACATGGCTAAAACCCAAACTAAATCAACAAAGCGTTCAACTCCTATGTATCCTCGTGCTTTCCGTTATCGTGCAAACGGAAGTGAAAGTAATCGGAAAGTATTAGTAACAGCGCAAAATCAAAACTCTCTACGAGGATTTGATATTTCCGAAATGACAACTCGTCAAATCAATGCTCTTGAAAAGACATGGAGTAAAGTTCAGAACTTAAATATTCCATTGGCTGATAAAGAATCAAAAGCGATTTCTTCATCTCGTAATGCTAAAACTTCATTTAAGTCTTTTAAGCAATCACGAGTAAGATACTTCTTGAAGAACAGTTAGGTTTTTGTAAAGTGTGTTTATACCCATCACTTCTTAGTGGTGGGTATTTCGCGTTCTACCTAACAACTTTCTAATAGAAATATAAATAACCTCCCAAATAGGGTGGTAAAATACCAAAACTGTGGTATAATGATTTCTCACAGGGCATGATTAGCCCCCTCTCTAAACACTTTAATCAACACTATGACATCTAACTTCGTAATTGAAAAAACAAAATCAGACATCTGTAAAGCACTTGTCGAAACAGGAAAAAACGTTCTTCTCACAGGTGGAACAGGTTGTGGAAAAACAACTTTCGCATTGGAAATGGCAGAAGAATTAAATCTTAATCCTGTCGTAATAAATTGTGGTTCTACACAAGACGCTCGTTCTGCGCTAATTGGATATTTCACTCTAAAGAATGGCGATACAGTATTTCAAGAAAGTGATTTACTAAAAGCTATCCAAGAACCAAATACTATGGTTATACTAGATGAATTATCAAGAGCATCAGACGACGCACTAAACATCTTATTCCCATTATTGGATTTCCGCGCAGACATTCGTGTTGAAGAACGTGATGAAGATAGAATGGTAAAAGTTGCTGATAATGTTAAATTTGTAGCAACTGCAAACGTAGGATTAGAATACTCAGCTACTCGTAGTATTGACCGCGCTTTACAAGACCGTTTTCTATGTTTCAACATTCCTTATATCACACCTACGCAATTAAATGGTTACATTAAGAAATTGCATGGTAAAGAAATCGCTGACCAAATGAAACCACTTTCTCAAGTTTATGGATATACACATAAGATGATGAAGAAAAGCAAGATTGGCACAGCACTTTCTACTCGTATGATTCTTGATGTTGTTCCTTTAGTTTCTAAGTTTACAATTGGACAAATTCTTGAGAATGTTATTCTATCAATATACCAAACTGATAGTTCTAGCATTATATCAGACGCATCTATTATTCGTGAATACGCAGATAGTGTAGGAATCACTTTTAAGAACTAGAATGCTTAATCCTATTACTGAAATCGAAAGTTTTGAGATAACAGACTTAAATGCTGATTATCTCAAAGCATGGTTAGAAGAAGATTTAGATTCAATAGATGAAAAGACTTTGTATGACCTACAACAGTTAATTTCACATTACGCTAGTATCATTGTTCCTTCTACTAATGTAAAAGTTGAATATCCAACATCTCTTGACGCATCTGCTTGTGCCGATACTGATAAAGGTGTTGTGTTTATTCCAACTTCAACATTACTACAAGGAGAGTTAGACCATACTATTGGCTTAATGATTCATGAGTTACACCACCTTAAATTATCATTAAAAGGTTCTGAAATATCAGAAATATGTTTCTACATGGTAAACAAAGTATTGAAAAATACTTATGTAGGAAATGATGATGAGGGTTGGGAAAGTCTTTACGAAGTTATACAATCTCATAAAACAATCGGAATGGTTGAATTGAGAAAGATATATGATGGAAAGGCTCAGCCAACTGCGCATGAAAACTTCTATCTAAAATCTATTAAAGGTTTAGCTATGTTGTTAAACTGTGTTGAAGATGTTAGAATTGACAGTATGGCACAGCCAAACTTAAAGAAGTATGTTGATAAAGGAGATGCGTTACACGCACCTCATTTTATAGAAAAGTATAATGAGGGTAAGTTTGAAGAACGTAACATTGAAAATACAGGATATAAGTTCTTGTTTCATCATAAGGATTTTCTCCATGATGATTACATAGATTCAACTTATCCTAATTTAACTGACCTGTTAGATTCTACTCCTCTTGAATATATCCCTGTTATATTTGATATTTACAAAAACGAAATTAGAGATTCCGTTCTTGCACAGTACGATAATCAAGATATGCCAACTGAGAGTTCTAAAGGTGGAAACCTAGACGAACTTTTGGAAACACAAAATGATGATAATTCTGATTATAATTTAAGCGATGGTTGTGAAATTCCCGAAAGTGAGTTTGTTAAATCATCTACAGAGAAAAATAATACAGAAGAAAATGAAGCTATGGCTGAGTTTATGGAAAAATATGAACCACAATATATTCCAATAACTCCAACATTAGCTGATAGTATAGATGTTATGGGTAAAGTTAAAATCCATACCACAATAGAAGAATTGATAAATAATTATCGTAGTGATGAAGACTTTGTCGAATACTCATGTGTAGTTTATGATGACTGCGCTTAATAAAATCCAATAACCCAAATAATAATTACAAATGCCACAATCGCAACCAAAAACAACTGATGAATTGTTTAATACTAAGTTTTCAGTTAGACCAACACTAAATTCTCCTTTACAAAATTGTGAGAAGTTAGATACTTCTTTTCTCGCTAATGTTACAGACGAACAGATAGATGCGTATGAGTCAGAATTAAATACTTATACAACAGATGTGTATAGACCTTTATCGCGCCAACAGGATAAGGTTATGCAA